CCCCCTCGGTATTTGTCCCCTTTAATTTCTTTTCTGCATAGGGGGGATTATACCGCCGTCTGCATCAAATCTATAACGCAGCCTCGGTGCGCTTTTATGATGCTCCTTGTTGTGGCAGTCTTGGCATAACGCCTCTAAGTTATCCCAGTTAAGCGTTATGTCTGTGTCATTGATATTGTCACGGTTAAGCCAGCGCTTATGATGTACTATCTTTGCAGGCTCTCCGCATCTCTCACAAATAAAGTCTTGTGACATTAAGTAAGCAGCTCTTGTATTCTCCCACGCTGCTGATAAATAAAAACTCTTAGCCCATTCTTTCACGCTGTCCCCTCTCTTTCTTTTAGTATCCCAGCGCCCTAAGTTTCATGCGCTGGGTGGAGGCTAAAGAATGAAAACAAAAAGAGTAGGTTACTGCTGCCGCCTCTGCGGTTAAGCTCTCGCCTACTCTTTCCATGCTACCATTATATCTCTTTTGTTTTTCCATGTAAATTTCATGTTTTTTTCATTCTTTTGTCATGCCGCCTATTCCTGCTATCTTATCTTGTCCTCGTCCATTCCCCACAACAATACCGACAGCTCATTTATAATGGCTGTTATCCAGCGTCTTGGCGTGCTGTTTCCCGTGTCCAGTTCCTCTGCAATCTTTGCATAGTCCATACCCTGCATAAAGTACATTTCAAACGCCTTATACTCTATCTCTCTGTCTGCTGCCTTTCTCCTGCGTTCTATCTCTTCTACCGCCTTGTCGATATGCGCCGTCATAATCAGAGTTTTAAAGCGGCTGCGTCTGATACTCTCTAAGTATGTACGCTGCTGCTCGTCTGTCATTCCTGCAAGTTCCAGCTGCTCCCCGTCGCTTATTGCGTTCTCAATGTGAAAAGCTGCGTCCCGGTAACATTTCATCAGCATAAAGGTATTGTGGTACTTATTCTGCTTTCTGTCTTTCTCTTCCTGCTTTTTGTACTCTGCTACTGCTGCCCGTGCTGCTTTCTGTATCAGCCCCTCTAACTCTGCCGCTGTAAATGTTACCCGGTTATCTTCCGTCTGCTCTTCCTGCTGCATTGCCTCTGCTGTATCTGCCATTTCCTGCGTTGTCGTTTCTCCGCTCTTATTTTCTGTTTCCAAATTCTGCATTTCCCTTTTTCTCCTTTTCTCCGTCCATATCTCCTTTTCTTCTTTCGTTAATCTCTTTGAGCTGTTGCCAGATGCTTACCAGCAGCAATGCAATAATTGCAAGTAAAATATTACTCATTATTTGCCTCTCCTTTCCTACATGGTGGAAACGGGCAGTTTTTGCAATCTGGGTTTTTGCATCTCTCCGGCGCTCCGTTTTTCCAGTAATAACTACGCCTTTCTTTTTCACTCCAAAATACTTGCCTTGTTTCTATTCCTGCTCTTTGTAATTTCTTCTGTATTTCCCTAAGCTCGTCCCTATAAAATCTGGCTCTTACGTTCTCTGGTGGTCTTGTATAGTCCAGCGGTTCTGCTTTTGTTTCTAACAATTCCCTTAAAATCTCTGCTGTAGTTTCCCCATACTGCCTAAATACTCCCGTAACTATAAAAGCCTTTTGCCAGATAAAAAGTTTAAATCCTAATGCCGCCTCAACTTTCTTAAAAAATTCCTCTTCTGGGTAAATCGGTCTGTAAAGCCAATTTTCTAAATCTTTATCCATTTTCTACCACCTCTTTTTCGTATGCTGTAATAACTGCTGCCCGCAAACTGTCCGCTGCGTCCTGCCTCTTTTGTATCCGTTCCGGCTCATTAAGTCTAATATGTTCTAAATTGTCTTGCTGCATAATCTCCACTATCTTTTCTGCTGCTCTCCTGCTGTTTGTAATCAGTTTAAGTACGCTGCTGCCGTTCAATGCGTTATTTTCATATACTCCATAATCGCATACCACTGGCTTTACTTCCCAGCTAAGAACATTTCCCTTAATCTCTAACGGCTGCATATAATCCGCTGCGTTCCGGCACACTGTCCCTGCTGCGTCCATTCCATTTCCCAGCGCACGCATAAGATTTGCCATTGCTCCCGTTATTGTTTCTGCGGCTCTCCCTATACTTTCCATGAAATCAACTTTAGCAAGGGCTTTTATTGCCCTTGCTGCTGCCTTTCTCTGTTTTCTCTTGTCTATGCTTGCTGGCGGGTTTACCCCATACCGTTTTTTATAATTCTTTTTCCACTGTCTGTATTTCATGCTTTGCCCTCGCTTTCTGTTTTGTAATCGTCAATGCTCATTTGTCCCGGAAGTTGCCCCCCCTCGGTGTCCGTTTCGGACACTTCATTAAGCCAGCCTTTTTCTACTGCTATCTCCTTTTCCAAAATTCCCAGAACGCAGTAGCCCTCTGCAATAGCTGTATGCGTTTCCTCTGTATCCACGCAGGATATGTAAAGCTCTTTTGTTTTTCCAGTGGCTCTGCCCTCTTCAAATTCTTGTATAACCGCAATCTCCCCGGCGCTATACTTTTCATACTTCAAAAGCAGATACGGCAGTAACCCTGCGCATACAGCTTTAAATGTCTGCTTTGAAACTCTGATATACTTCTTTGCTTTTGCGTCGCTTGGCAGATGCTCCATTTTTTCTGCGTCCGCTTTCTCCTGCAATTTCTTCTTTGTTTCCCGGTCTATTCTGTCCTGCTCTTCGTTATACCTCTGCTCGTCTGTCTTTTCTTCCTCTGCCTTGTTTATGTACTGGTCACACTTCTCACACGTCCCGGTCTTTACGTTGCAATCTTTATATCGCTGGCAGGAATAACACAATGATGTAATGCTTTCCGGGTGTGGTGTTTCGTAATCGTCCCCCGCTTTCTTCTCTGCCACCTTTGCGGCTATCTCCTTTGCCCTTATACTGCCGCCTGCTGCCTGCTCCGCAATTTCCCTCTGCTCGTCCTCTGGCAACTTTGCCGCCTCATAAGCAGCCGTAATACCCATGTTCCCATTTTTCAGCTGCTCTTTAATCTCCGGCGTGGCATTGTTGTTAATGCTCTCCATTCTGGCTACGTTTGTGCTACTCTCATTCAGCATAGCCGCCACTAAGTCCCGCATCTTTCCTTTAATCTCTAATCCGTCCTCTTCTTTTGCCCGGATAAGCGCCGCTTTTGTCCGCTCTACCAATCTGGTCTTTTCGTATGCTGTAAGCTCCTGCGTATATCCGTTGCCCGCCAGTAAGGACAGCTCATACATTGCTTCTGTCATGTCCTTGTAGCGGTATTTTACTTTCTCATACTCCTTATGCCCCCGCTCCAAATTCATAATATTTGCTGCATTTCTTCTATGCCCGTCCACTATCCGAAACTCGCCGTTTACCCTTGCAATTACCGTGGGCTGCTCCTGCCCTACGTGTAAAAAACTGTCTGCCAGTTCTTCTATGTTCTCTAAACTCTGGTGCGTGTTCTCCGGCGCAGCCCTAACCTCATAAGGGCTTAAATAAATCTCTTCGTAATCTTCCACCCTGCCTGCTGCCGCAGCTCTGCTCTTTGCGTTCAAAATATCATTTAAACCAAATTTTGCCTTTGCCATGTTCTTTACCTCACTTTTTTCTTTATGCGTATCTAAAATAAATCAAATAGATTTTCTGTTCATAGGTCAAATCGTCACTATACAGCATACGGTTAAAATCACTTTCTGTTAAAGCCCGTACCTTTCTTTTTAATCTATACAGAAAAAGCCATATACTTAAAAACATTTCAAAAACCGTCATAATTTATCTCGCTTTCCCCGTGTACTCTGTAATAAATTTCTTGTATCCCTGCGCCGCTCCGCAGCATGGGCTATATTCATAAATCGGCTTTCGCATAAATGAACTTTCCGCTACTTTCTTGGAATATCTGATAACGCCCAGTATTTTGTACTTTCCATTCTGTGCCAGCCATTCCACGCCCGCTGCCTCTCCGTCCGTATTCTGGTAAGACGTTACCAGCACTCCGCCCAGATGCAGCCGCTCATTAAATGCCTTTGCGTCCTCTATCTGCTCTGCCACAATGTCCAGCCCCTCTAATGCGTCCTCGTCAATCTTCACGGGTACTATAACCTCGTCCGTGATTGCCAGCGCATTTACCACGTTAAGCCCTATGTCCGGCGGATTATCTATTATGCAGTAATCGTAGTAATTGCTTACCCCTGCCGTTCTCTCCGTCAGCCTCTTATATCTCTCTATCTGGTTTTCGTTTTCTTCCCTCGTCAAATTCCATGCAGCCCCGAAAAGTGACAGATTAGCGGCTATAATGTCTATCCCCTCATACTCTGTATGTTGTATAATTTCTCCTGCTCTCTGCCATTCTCCACTAAGCAGCTTTGTTATCGGCGCTACGCTCTCTGCGTCATATCTTCCATACGCCCTACTTGCATTTCCCTGCTTGTCGTTATCAATCAGCAGCACCTTAAACCCTCTGCGGTACAGCTCGTATGCCATATTTACTGCTGTAAAGGTCTTTGCAACGCCGCCCTTTAAATTCAAAACGCTTATTGTTTTCATTCTTTTCCTCACTTCCTGCGCTCGCCTCTTAGCGCATTTTGTTTATATCAATGCCCGCCACGTCTGCCAACTCTTTTGCCGCTTGCGTGATTGATACCTTTTGATAATCTCCGCATTTTTTCTGGCTTTTTCTGTAGCAGTAGGCATTGTGTCCTAACCTACAGCGTTTCTTTTGAAACTCGCCACACGTTCTGCATTGCTCCTTTATTTTCCGTGTTAATTTTTTTATCTGTGCCATATCTTCCCTGCCTCTCCCAGCTCTTCCGTGCGCAGCAAGTACGTTTCTATCAGCTCTGCCGCTTTCTGCCAGCCATAACATACCGCTGTATAATATCCCTGCTGCCGCAGATATTCTAACCAGCGCCGCTGATTTTCCGTTGTGGTATTCTTACCAGCCTTAAGCTCAATGTAAAGTCCGTGATACCCTGCTCTTGCAGCTGGTAAAACAATGTCCGGCACTCCTGCTTTTACGCCCTGCCTCTTAAGGGCTACCGCTGTCGCTCTGTCACGCTTGCCGCCGTTTGGTACGTGGTGCATATATTCCAGTTCCGGCATACGTCCCATGTTATACCCAGCCCAGCTAAACAGTGCCTCTTGATGCCCGCTTTCGTCGTCAAGTCTAAAATTCTTCATGCTTTCGCCTCTCCCCTTTCTTAAACTCCACATACTTGTAAATTTGATACAGCAACCCGGTGTTTCCGTCCTTTCTTGCTGCCTCTACTGCCAGCAGCTCTACGGTCCTCCTGCTCTGCTGTCTTTCCCGTCATTACGTCCCAACGGCAAATATCAAAATATTCACACCGTATGCAGCAGTGGTGGCAGCCTTTCCCTTTCTGGAATAACCAGTATTTAAGCCTCTCTATCATTTTCCGCTTTCTCCTTTCTGCTCCCGTTGTCTACCCACTCGTCCTGCCGCCGCATTACTTCTGCTGCTATTCCAAACGCAAGTATCGCCAGTGCCACAATCAGCAGCAAAACTGTCAAAATCAATACCGCCACAATCAGCAATCCTTTTATTATCTGCATCTTATCCCCCCCTCTCTTCTAATTTGACTAACGTATATCTGAAATACCCATACCCGTAATAATCCGGGCTGTGTACGCCTTTGCTCACGCTATCCTTGTCTACGTAATAACCTTTTATCTCTCTCGGCTCTGCCTTAAACCACTGCCTATCTGTAATTACTCTTATTTCCGGCTCTGGTCTTACAAGGTTCTTGCTGCAATTCCAGCGCTTGCCCTGCAATGCCCCGTCCTCGTCTTTTCTGTGCTTGTCCGTGTATTTGATAAAATAGCTTGCCAGTTTCGCATAATTGCCGCTGTCGTCCAGAGGAAAAACCTTTATGCGGTTATGCCCCTCATATGCCTTATACCAGCAGCGCTGTAAAATCTCTGTGTCAATTTTATTTATCACTAAATGATGATGCCTTGCACCTCTTTCCCCTATCTCCATAACGTGTATGTACTTAAGCTCTAACCCTGCCTTTTTGTACTCTTTCCGGCACTCCCTTAAAAATACATCTATGTCTTTGCGCATCTGCTCTTTTGTTCTGTCCGGCTGCCCTTTCTTTCGGATATAGTCAAGCTCTAAATGGTAGTCCCCATAACCAAAATTAGCGTTCATCAGTATTCTTAACTTTCTCTCCGCTTGTCTGGTATTTACCTTTGCCTGCTGCTCCTTTGTTGGCTTAACTTTATCTCCTCTCTTTATCCCCGGCTTTTTATATCTGCTTGTAAAATACCTTTCTACCTCTATCGTTTTCCCTGCTCTGGTTATCCTCTCAACGTATGGCATACCCTTACCCCTTTTTCTCTATATCTGTCGGATAGTTAATACTTTTATCAAGTGGTAAAACGGGCTTGCTGCCCGTGATTTTTCCTTGCTTTTCTGCCATACTTCGCTTATAATATTTGTAGGTTTAAAAGCTGTATAGCTTAGCCCCTATGGTATTCCCGTACCGTAGGGGCTTTTCCTTTTTATTCAATTTTTACCACCATGCAGCCTGCGGCTACTTTGCTCATTGCATAATCGTAGGCTCTCTGATACGGCTCTTTGCAGCTGTACCCATTGCAAGTATGTAAGTTTCTCCCTCTGCAAAAGCAGCACGCATACCTCTTGGCGTATTCTTCTGCCAGCCTCTCTGCCCTCTGCTTCTCATGTTTTGCCCGGACTAAAAGCCCTGCATCATTTATCACGGGAATACGCAACGCCTTTGCTGTTTCTATCTCCCGGTACATACCCTCGCTAATACCGTATTTATCTCCCACAATCATAAAATCGCAACCTTTCAGCAATTCCATTCCTGCTGCCAGCCCTTGCGCCCGTTCCTGCGGCTTTTTCTCGTCCAAACACTGCGTTATATACAAATGTGGCGTAATCGGCGCTAAGCCCGCCTTAAGCGCTCGCCGTGTAAGTGCCTGCGCATATTCTATATTTCTGTCCAGCTCTGCGCCGTCTTTTGCCCGGTACGGGCTGCATACATACACTTTCATCATGCCTTTTTACCCTCTTTCTGTTGTGCCTCTGCCCTTGCCTGCTCATTTCCTGCCAGATAAGCAGCTAAGCACATAAGCTCGTCTGCTCCCTTTTCGTCCATAAAGCCGCAATCAATACAGCATTTGCAATACCCCGTAATCTGTAAATATCTGTCGTATACTTCCTGCGGCGTTTTGCACTGCTTTAAGCTGCTTACCATACCCGCAATCCGCTGTACTGCCCTTATTCCTACCTCGCCGCCTTTCCCATGTATCCCTACTGTAATTTCCCGCATTTCCGTTGTGCCGTCTGCTCCTAAAATTGTTTTACTTTTCATTCTGTACCTCACTTTCTTCTTTAAAGCCAGCTAAAAGCATTGTCATTGCATCTATAGCTGTGTCAAAATGTTTCCCCAGCTCTGCTGCATCAAAAAGCCCCTGCTGTCTGTTTCTTCCGTTCCCTTTCATTACCTGCGCTTGCAGAATAGGCTTTAACTGGCTAAGTCCTGCTATGCTATCCTCTAACTCTTCCTCACTCACGCAGATTTTTACATAACCTTTTCCGATATGCTCAACGCTCATTTTCCCTCTGCCTTTCTGATTGTGTGTACTGATACCTCATAGGCCGTACGTGTTTCTGTTACTCTTTCCGCTACTACGCCGTCTGCGTAAATTTCCTCTATCAACTTTTCATATTCCCGGCTCTGCAATCTTCCTATCAATTTCACTGTATCCCCCGGCAGCCAATTTGCCACCTCTTCCGCTGTTTCATTCCAGCAGATGCACGGTATAAGGCTGCTGCTCTTCGTAAGCTGATTTCTTACTTTTACGAAAATATCAGAAATGCGCTTTCCTCTCGGCGTTTCTCTGTATGTAGGTTTATATACAATCTCGCCCACTAACACTATGTCATTTTGCCCTTCTGCCTTTGGGCTTAATGCCACAAAATCAGCCAGTACAAAAACCAGCTGCCGCCCCGTGGAAAAATCTTTAAGTGTCTGCATCTTCCCGTAAAGTAAAAGCCTGCTGCCTATCGGATACTCCCGTAATACGTCAAACTCTACGCCCTGCGTCGATTTATACGGCGTGTCCCACGCAAACGCTACTACCAGCGTGTCCGTTATCCCGCTCGGTCTTTCCACCTCAACCAGTCCCAGATAACCCTTAAACCGTAGCCCGCATACAGCCTCTACCGCTTTCAGCTCCTTTACGTCCCCTGCCAGTCCTACTACATTCTTTTCACTGCTGCCCTTTGTCAGCTGCTCTAAAATTTCCGTGTTAAGGTCTTTTAAAAAGTTCGGCATAAATTCCTTTTTATCCTGCCCTGTTCTCATGTCTTGCGCCCTCTCATTCTCTTCCATAGTTTTGTAGTTCCTCTGTCGCTCTTTTGTAACACTCTACATCTTTTTCTTCTTTTACCTTGCATACGCATTTACTCCGCTGCTCTCCGATATACTCCCAGATTTCTATAAACCCGTCGTCATATATGCTAAATCTGCTGTGCATACGCAAGTTGTGCTTTTTCTGTAATGGTCTGTATACTCGGTAAAACTCTTTTACTGCCTCGCTGTATTCGTCCATGCGCAGCCCTTACCTCTCCGGCATCTGGTATACCCTCGGTATATCCGTTGCCATAGGCGGCGTAGGCGTGCTGCCTCTGATAAGCCCCATGCTACCCGCTGCATATAAATAGCTGCTGCATACTTTCTCTATCTCGTCCAGTACCTCTATACAGCGCTCTTTACTCTCATACTCTGCAATTTCTTCTAAGCAGCCGTCAGCAATGCAAATAGTGTGGTGTGTTGCTGCCTCTTTCCCTCTCTTGTAGTCGTGTTGTTCTTCGTACTGCAAGGAATTAAAGGAAATACCAAAAATATACAGCTTTTCTCTGTTCTGGCTGCGTATGTATACGTTACTCATGCTCTGCCTCTCTTTCCCCGGTTTCGTCTGGCTCTTTGTGTTCTTCGTATCCCTCTAAGTATCCGGCACAAACTATATCAATCTCTTTACCGTCCCTGCCGTCGTTCCTTATCTCGATTTTTCCGTAATATGCGTAAATACAGCAACCGTCATAATCAAATACCCGTATGCTGCCCTCTGTCTCCTGCTCCGGCACTTCAATTACCAGAGGCTCTGCCTGCTGCCTTTTATCAGCGTTCTTATGCTCCTGCTGTTGTTCTCGGCTGGTGAGTAGTGCAAATAATGCAACAACTGTTACTCCTGCTGCCGCAGCTATCCATATCAGTAGCTTAAGCGCCTTGTTTTCTCGTTTATGTTTCTTTCTCATGCTCTCCCTCGTTTTCTTTCTCCTATGCTTAACCTTTTCTTTTCTTCGTCCCAGTCAAAAGAGGCACACGCAATGCAGCGTTTGCATTGTTCTATAGGTTCGTCGTCCCACTCACTACCAAAACCTAAACAAGCGCCGCTCCCGTCTTTTCCAGCAGTTCCGTATTTCTTTTGTAAGCTGCACTTTTCCATTCGTTGCTTTATCCGGCACTGTTTGCAAACAATCTTTTTTCCCGTTGTGCAACCCTCTTGCCTCGCAAAATATGCCGCCCATATTTTACTTACTCCATTTCTTACGCTGTTCCAGCCTATAACCTTTTCGCCGCATATATCGCAATAAACCTCTGTGCTTACTTCTCTATAAATAGCCATTTACTACCCCACTTTCTGCCGTTTCATGCAGTATCATTTTTCTAAACAGACTTTCAAATATCGGTACTGGTATGCTATTACCAGCCTGCTTATAAAGAGGCATTATATAGCGCCCTACTCTCTTATGCACTGCCGCCGCTGCATTGAAATCTTCGTCTGTATATCCTTGCAAGCGCCAGCACTCTAACTCTGTCAGATACCTATAGCGCCCGTTTCCCATATCTATTACCTGTGCTGGCGTTCTATCCTGCCTTGCAGTAATCGTAAATGCGTAGTCCTCTATTATCGTCGCCCGCCGTATCCCCTTTTTCCCTATTGCCTCTAAAACGCTTGGCTGTGTCACGTCATACACTGGCGGCGCATCTGATAGCAAAAAATCGTTTATATCCCTCATAGGTGTTTTAATCAAATCATCAAACGAAAATTTTTCATTTCCCAGCACTGATACTGTAAAAACTCTTTCCCGTGCTTGTGGTAGTCCAAACTCTCTTGCGTCCAGCACTTCAAAATTATTGCTGTATCCCAATCGTTCCATTTCCGATAAATACCGATTAAAATTTACACGCATATAACGGCTTAATACATTTTTTACGTTTTCCCATATAACGTATTTTGGTTTCCATTCCCCCATTTGCTCGATAATATGTATCGTTTCCCACATAAGGCTTGAACGTGTCCCGCTGCCCTTATCTGCTCCCTTTCCACGGTTTATACGCCCTGCCTCTGCCGTCGCTTTTCCTTGATGTCCTGCTATGCTGAAATCTTGGCACGGGCTACCATGTATTAAAATATCTGGTTTTAAGTTCCACCCTACTACGCTCTGTGTCTTATATTCCAATTCGTCAGAAAACATAGCGTTGTAAGAACGTACCGCCTTTTCGTCTATCTCCACGTAATCAATAGCTTTTACTGGTATGCCTATATTGCGCAGGGCGCAACGTGGGCTACCTATCCCCCCGAACAGCTCTAAAATTTTTATCATTTCTTTTATTCCTTTCTTTTGTCTCCCAGTAATATCTATTCACTATGCACATCTCTCGGCTGAAAATCATATACAATCCTAACGGCACTGTAAAAACTGCTATTGTAGCGTCTCCCTCTAATATGTAGGTTGCCAACACTGTAAATGCCAGTAATGCTATGCCGTTCAATTTCTGCATAATAAAATACTGTCGGCGGCGTTTCTTCTCCCTCTGCCTTTTCCTCATATCTTCCAGCGCATCTGCGTACCCTCTTCTATACGCTGCTGCTACCGCAGTTCGTCTCTCCGGCTGCGGCTCTACTATCTGTATACGTGCTATGTTCTCCATTCCCTATGCCTCTCTTTCTTTCGGCGGCGCTCTCGGCATTTTCATTGCTACCGCTCCCTATTCTGGCGTAATTTACCGTGTGGGCGCTTTTCGCATTAAAAAGCTGCTTAAAACCTGTTGAACGACTGCATACTTTATAGCTGGTATACCCGCTGCTATTTTTTCACGGTATCCAGATGCAGCTATTCGCCTGCTGCTCTCTGGTGCAGCCCGCCAAACTGCTACCTAAAACGCCCTGCTGGAATTGAACCAGCGCCCCCGCTATATCCGGCTGCGGTATTCTCCCACTGAATTAAGGGCGCTTGCTGGCGGCAGCTACCGCCATTAACTCATAATTTTTATGCTGTATTCGCCGTTTCCGTTATCTCTTTCCATGATTATTGCTAAGTCGTCCCCGTGGTAAAGGTCTGGTATTCTACAATCTTTATGAATGGTTACGCCTTGCACTCTATCCCACCCGCTCATTTTTTTCGCCTCTGTCAGTGCATTTATTGCCGCTCTATAGCTTTCTCTGTCCTCTTTGTCATAAATCAATATTTTGTAATCTCTTGCTTTTATGTATCTTTCCATATTTTCTGCCTTTCTTTCGTTCTCTCTGATTAAATCGCCCTCTGTGCCATATCTGCGCTGTACTGCTGCCTATTACCACCACCAGCACCGCCCCTTTGCAGCTCGTGGTAAATCGTGGCTCTATGCACGTCCATAGCTGCTGCTATCTCGTCCGCTTTCTTTCCATTCCGGCACATTTCCTCTATGGTCTTTCTGTCCTCATAGCTCAATCTCTTGTACTTGCGTGCCATTTCTCCCGCTCCTTTCTGATTTTTGGATAAAAAAATAGTGCGATAGAGTTTTTTAAGCTCTACCGCACTATGCTTTTTACTTCAATCTACCGTAAAAAAATAAATGCGGCAGAGGCTTTAATACCTCTTGTCGCATTTAATTTTAAAACTTATCAATAAAAATGTCAATATTAAATGCGACACTTTTTTAAATTTTTTTCTATCCTATTTTTCTTACCTCTTCCGTGAATAATTCCCCTGCTGTCCTATATTCATGTATACGGCGTGGGTAGTTGTTTATCCAGTTTTCTATATTCTGTATCTCTTCGTCAGTCTTGCTGTCAAAGTTTTCCCCTTTTGGTATCTTCCGGCGCACCAGTTTATTTGTAACCTCATTTGTCCCACGTTCCCAACTGCTATACGGGTGGCAATAATATAGCTTTGTTCGTTGCTCTCCCTCATTCAATATAGAGCGTTCCAATTCCTCACAATATGCAAACTCGCTGCCGTTGTCTACTGTTATCGTCTTAAATACTTGCTTAAATAGTTCTCCCCATTTTCTCTCTAATCTGTCTACTGCGCTTACCACCTCTGCTGCCGTGTGTTCTGGCAGCTTAAAAATAATTTCCGCTCTGGTCTTTCTTTCCGTCAGTACAAGCAGACTATTTTTTGATTTTCCACGTTTACCTATTACGCTGTCCATTTCCCAATGTCCAAACTCCTTACGCTCTTCCACCTCGTCCGGGCGCTTTTCAATGCTTGTGCCTGCTGCCGCTCTGGTCTGTTGCTTATTCACTTTGTTATATTTCCGCTTTTTATTTTTCTTCACTGGCAGATTTTTATTTGTCAGCCTTAAAAATATCCCCTTATCAATATAGCTGTAAAGAGTGGTTACGCATATCGTTGTTTTAAATTCCCCCTCTTTTCCCTGCGCCTTAATTTCTCCCAGTACCGCTGCTGGGCTATAATCTTCATTTATTATTTTGTCCTCTATGTAATTCGCAAGTTTTATGTCATTCCCTATTTTAAGTACCCCGCCCTTACTTTTCAAATTTTCTCTATACTTATCTTCGGCAATATCTGGGCTATAGCGTTCCTCTGTCGTAAGGTCTGAATTGAGCGCCGTAAATATTCCCCGCTTTACTTCTCTGTATATCGTGCTGCGGTGTACGTGCAGTAAGTCTGCAATTTCCTTTATGCTGTGTCCTGCCTTTAATAGCGCCTCTATTTTTATCCTATCTGCCTTTGTCAGATGCTTAAAGCCCTTTGCCATTTTCTCTACCTCTCTTTTGTTCTATATACGACGAAAAGCCGCAAACTCTTTTACAAGTCTGCGGCTTACGCTCTTAACCCCATTTGCAGCATTTCTTACAAGCTGTATATTTCTTTTTCGCTTGGCTTAGTGGTATGCCCTTTGCATTTTTCATGCCAGAGCAAGTAGGCTTACTATGGTACTTCTTGCTGCTTTGGTCTACGTATACTATTGTTTCTCCTGCTGGCTGCTGTGCTTTTTTACGTTCTTCTACAATAATGTTTAACTCAATGTTGCAACCGAACGTGTGTACCCCCCCCCAG